TGTGGGCTTTGTCACAGGAGTTCGAGAGTTTGTACAGGAAGCTATCTAAAGCTCAAGACAAGGTGAAGGAGGCATCCGAGTCGGGCTTGGACTTGGAGGACAAGGAGGGGCTACGCAAGGCTGTCCTAGAGCATCTGTTCACGGAAAGCGAGCGTGGCAACGCACAGGCATCAGATAAGCTGGCGAAGCTGGCTGGGCTGGGTGAGGAGAAGCAGGACATAATCATAGAGGTGGTACAATATGGGAAAAGGAATGGAGCCAAAAAAGGGGTACAATCAAAAAAAGTACGCAAAGGGGTACGATCAAATAAAGTGGAGCAAAGCCCCAGAGGAAAGAAATGAACCCCGACCTGTTCGAAATACTAAAGATGCTAAATGAGCTATCGTATATGGAATGTTACAACTGCTGTAACTATTTTTTTATACACGAGATTGGGGATGAGGGCATTAACGACCCCAGATACTGCCCGTACTGTGGAGTGGAGTTTATAAATCTTGAAGAGGGCTAAGAGAAATACTAGGGTGCTGGTGTGTTGGTACGACATAGTTGCCGATCTGCACACGGAAACGGACATCGAACCCATCCTTGCCCACAGCGTTGGGTGGGTAGATAGCCACACCAAGAAGTACCTGCGGCTGTTTACGACCAAATACATAGGGGATATTAAGACCGCAGACAAAATTGTAATACCTGTAGGATGCATAGAAAGCGTGAAGGAAATATAATGTTTATAGGGGTTTTGAGAGATATTGACCCGTTAGGGGCAGGGGTAGTAGTATGAAGACTTGTTATGACTGTTGCTGCATAAGCACATCGGACAACCCAGTAGTAGGAATGGAAGACGACTACGGGGTAGTGACCGAGTGGCTATGTATAGAGTGTTTTGCTGAAAGAGAGACTTGTGAGAATACGCATACCGACGATTGAGCCTAGAGATTATCAGCTTCCGTTTATGGAGGCGATGGACTCTGGTGTACAATACTCCGTCATATCGTGGCATAGACGGGCGGGTAAAGATGTTACGTCCTTCAACGCCTTAGTTAAGAAAGCGATACAGACGGCTGGCAACTATTATTACCTATTCCCCACCAGAGCGTGGGCACAACGGGCGTTATGGGACAACATCTGTGAGTGGGCAGGGGGTAAAAAGCTAATAGACCTCCTATGCCCACCAGAAATCGTGCGACGCAAAAACAATAGCGATTTTTTCTTAGACCTAATCAACGGCAGCCGCATCAAGATTGACGGCACGGATAACTTAAACTTCGTAGGACAGGGGGGTAGTGGCTATGTATTGTCAGAGTTTAGCTTGCATAAAGAAGAAGTGTCAGGTTTCTTGGCTCCAATTCTTACTGAAGGTTCGGCATCGGTTATTTTTAATGGCACGTTGCGTGGAAAATCAAATCACCTATGGCGACTGTACGAAAATAACAAAGACCGCAAGGATTGGTTTACTCAATGGTACACACTCGAAGATACCAAGACCGCCTATTGGGTGGGAGACGGGGTGTCGATTAACCCTGAGCTTGCTGGTAAAATTAATCCGTATGACGGAAGGGAGTTTAAGAATATTCAGGATGATGTGGACTCAGGGATTATTTCATACGCTATGGCGAGGCAGGAATATCTCAACGAAGCTGTGTCGCAGGTCGAAAACTCCTACTATGGGCACGAACTGCAAATCCTCCGCAACGAAGGGCGGTTCGGAAACGTAGCCAGCAGTAACAGCCCTGTGTACACCTTCTGGGATTTGGGTACATCAGACGCAACCAGTATAGTATTTGCACAGGTTGTAGACGGCAAGCCCCTGATTATTGACTATCACGAGTCTACGGGTAAGAAGATCGAGGACTATGCGGTAGTGGTCAACAGCAAAAACTACAGATACGGGGGACACTTTGCACCACACGACGTATCTAAGCGTATGCTGTTTGGCGACCTAGTGACCAGAGCTAAGGAAGTAGGTATAGACTTTCGAAGAGTTCCAAAGACCAACTCAGTCTTACAAGATATCGAGATATGCCGTCGTATGATGCGAGATGTGTGGATACACGAACGCTGTCAGGATTTAATGGAACACCTAGATGCCTACCGAGAAGGTTCGGCTGGGCGACCAGTACACGATGCTCACTCACACGGGGCGGATGCCTTCCGCACTATGGTAATGGCAATCCATCTTAATTTAGTGACACCATACCTCACGGGAGGGGCTGTGTTACACTTACCAACAAACGTAGGGGAGGCAGAGGCGTATGTCCAACAAGCCAATACAATTAGCGATAGACCGCTATGGGAGCGAGTTCGAGGAATTACTGACACACTACTCGACTAACGGGGTAGTGTATAGCGACAACCGAGTCTTTGTTATGGCTATGATGCACAATAAAGATTTTCTAATGGGTAAAAAGTCTGAAAAAGAGCTTGACAAATTAGACTGCTGGTATATACATTATGCGGCAGGAGACATTAAACGCTTATTCGAGATTGCTCCATACGAAATGAAGTGGGCTTTGTTTGAGCGAAACAACGACAAACTTAAATGCTACAATTTAGATAGAATAAGGAGACTTATCAATGGGCGGCAGCAAAAAACCAAAAACACCACCACCACCTAAAGCAGCACCACCACCAGCAGCAGAGGATGTTTCAGAAGTAATTGCACCAACTCTTCAGCAAGAGGCAGCTCGTCGTGCTAGACGTGGAGCCTACACCACTAGAGGTCAAAAGATGGGAGCAGGTGGTCAGGTACTAGGTGCATCACCCATTCAACTTGCAGATGTTGCGACAGCGTCGGGTATTTATCAAACGCCTGATGAAAAGAAAAAGACTATAGATGAGTTTAGAACATTGCGTCGAAGAGGTCGTGGTAGAGGTGGGCGACGTCATATGTATTCAAAAATATCAGAAATGGTAACTAGAAAAAGAGACTACGATAAGTACCTAAAAGCCCGTGAACGTAGAATTGCTGCTCGAAAAGAACGTGCTGAAACTGCCAGAACACAAGGTGGGATGACTATATGATGGATGCCAGCTCATTAATAGCAATGTATAAGCGTGAGAAGTCTAGCTCCGAACGGAATAACTTTGAAAACTTGTACGAGTCAGCCGCAGAGTTTTGCAACCCAAGCTCTGATAATATTCAAGGTCAACGGGCTAAAGGTCAACGCAACGATGTGCAGCGCATTACAGATATAGGTATTAAGGCTCGTCGTATGTTCACGGCAGGAATGATGAGTCACTTGTTTCCGCAAGGGCAAAACTGGATTCGTGTCGTGCCACAAAATCGTGACCTAATGAACAACGACAACGTGGTTCGTGCGTTATCATCTGCAACCAAAAAGTTTGTACGGGCTATCGAGGACTCAAACTTCTATGAGGAAATGGGGCAATGTGTAGATCATTGTGGCTACATTGGCACTACAGCGTTGTACTGTGAGCCATCAACAACTCGTATGCTTAACTTCCGTTCGCATTATATCAATCAGTTTTACTTCTGCGAAAACTATTTAGGTGAAGTCGACACAGTTATTCGTGAGTTTAAGCTAACGGCACGTCAAGCTGTGCAGCAATTTGGTGACGACTGCCCACAAGACATCCAAGAACTTGCAACAAACCCAAGAACTTCTACCAAAGAGTACACGTTTATTCACGTTGTAATGCCCAGAGATAGCTACAAGGTAGACTCCACAGAAAAATCCGAGAAAAAAATAGCCTCGTACTATGTTTCTGTGCAACATCAAGAAATTGTTTTAGAGTCTGGGTTTGACGAGATGCCATACAGCGTTGGTCGGTTCTACAAAACTAACTACGAGAAGTATGGTCGCTCACCAGCACTAGAAGTATTTTCAACCTTACCCCTGATCAATCGTATGGAAGTGTCACGGATAAGAGGAGCAGAGCGTGTGAGTAACCCCCCGTGGCTGGCTCCCAACGATGGAAGCGTTAGGCGTATTTCCAACGATCAGGGTTCTATTATTTATTGGAATGCTGGTAACCCACTATCCAAACCAGAGCAACTACGCCCGATGGATAACATTGTTGTCAACGACGCAATGATTGAAAAGAAAGA